GGTTAATTCAACAATGATCAATCCAGCGGGGGGTTTTCCATATGACAAATGACAAATAGCATTCGCGCGGGTGTGGGCGCGGGATAACTACAGCAAATCCCCTAACAAATACCAGCGCGGGAACTGGTGCGGGGTTTGCCCTTGGGTATCATTGATGTGGAAAGATATAAATTTGCCCTTGACGGGCACGCAAGGGACACCCCACCCCCCCGGCATATGCTATGCAATGTCGACAGCAATTTTATCCTTGAGGGTTATCGATACGGGAATAAAACCGACGTGTAGGGGACCCCCATTGGGATAGCCCCCGTGATCGAGACAAAAAAAGACCCCAAAGGGATCTCCCAATGGGGTACAAAACCGACGTGTAAGGGGTCCCGGTGGGTATAGGGGTTATTTCCCGGCGGGTCTTACCCTCATCATACAGGTAAAATCACGATTTGTCAACCAAAAACCGACCCCATTCTAATTTTTTTTATAAAAAAGATATCCGATACCATATTTCCTGTTGACTTACATAGATATAGGGGCTATACTTGTGTTGTGGGGCTAGATTATCTAGCGCAGTCCGACAAAATCCTATTATTAACCTTGAAAAAGGGACGTGTAGGCTAAGTTATCGGTCCCACATCTCTTTTCACAAGGAAACCGACATGCTCTACGAAGCAGCAATCCTTGTCTGCCTGTCGGTTTCGCCCGACACGTGCCACGAACTCACCGACACACGCGGTCCGTACCCTACAAAACAAGAATGTAAGGCTCGTGTAGACGAGATGGCTGAGTTTGCAATCAAAGTTCACCTATTCGAACTCGATATCAAGTGGAAATGTGCGTCGGTTTCGGAAAAAAATGATGAACCTGTTACCCCAGACACACAAGAAAAGGGAATTGACTCCACAACAGGAACAATTCCTAGAGTTGCTATTTGAAAACGGTGGTCAGGTCACCGCTGCAGCCCTCGATGCAGGCTACTCACGTGGTTCAGCAGCGTGGCTCAAGTCTACCCTATCCGATGAAATCATAGAACGCACCAAGCAAGTCCTTGCAACCAACGCATTAAAGGCTGCTAACCGCGTAATTTCAACGATAGACAACCCCGCCCCAGAACGTGGAGACGATCTTCGTCTCAAAGCTGCCGAATCGCTCCTCAATCGCGTAGGCGTAGCTAAACAAGAACAAATCAACCACAACGTAACCGCCGTTCACGGCGTAGTTCTGTTACCCCCAAAGAAAGAAGTCGTCATAGACGGATAGGATTAATTATGGCATATGCTGGTTTCTTCCCAACTAAAGATAATAAAGCAAAATTAGAGAAAGCTGTTCAGCAAGAAATTAAAAGACTGACAGAATCTGATGCGCCTAGTTTGGCTCCAACAGGTAAAGAAAGTCCACGAAATAAATATATCCATAAAGAAGCTTTACGTCAAATTAAAACTGCAAATAAGCAGAGGGACATCATGGAGAAACAGGCACAAAGTCAAACAAACAGAAAGTTTGCACCAAAAGAAATGAAATATGGCGGCAAAGCCTGTCGCTCCTCAATCGCGTAGGCGTAGCTAAACAAGAACAAATCAACCACAACGTAACCGCCGTTCACGGCGTAGTTCTGTTACCCCCAAAGAAAGAAGTCGTCATAGACGGATAAGGAGATTAAGATGGGTGCAATTTCAGATTCATTAACTGCTTTTGGCAAAAATATCATGGAAGGATCGGGCAAAGATATTAAAGGTCTTAGTCAATCCGAACTGAGAAAGTACAAAAGCTTTCTTGATAGTTTGACTGCCGAACAAAAAGCTGCTGAACAATCTAAGGTAAGAGGCATGAACCAAACTGCACGAAATAGATTTGTTCGCAAACAGATTCAAAACTTTGGTTCTGCTACTACTAAAGAAGTTAAAGCTATGGGCGGACAAGAAAAAGAAGGTGCTTTAGCACGAGGCGGTAAAGTTCGTAGCAACTATGCTCCGGGTGGCAAAGTAAAAGCCTGTCGCGGACGCAAAGCAAACTATAAGGCATAGCTATGGAATTTTTTGGAAACATTTACCAGTCTGCCGGTGTAGTTCTGTTACCCCCAAAGAAAGAGGTCGTGATCGATGGCTAAACGAATAGATTATGAAAAAGTATCTAAACCGGGTGTCAAAAAGTCTGATGTATACCCCACGCAGATACCTGCTGCTTCTGTAAAGGCAGAAACAAAAGCGAACCAAGATCGTCTCGCCCGTATTGAAAAGATGCAAGAAGCAGAGGAAGCTGCTCGAAAGCAGAAGATTGCTGCAGCAAAAGAAGAACGTGCAGCACGGATGAAAGCCGAAGTCGAAGCTGCGAAAGCAAAGACAGCAGCAAAAGGTGGAGGATCACCTTCGATGCTTTCTCCTCGCAGGGCTATGGGTATATCTCCTGCGAAAAAACGTTTAATGCTTGCCAGCGGTGGCAAAGCTTGTCGCGGACGCAAAGCAAACTATAAGGTATAGCTATGGAACTAATACAAAACCTCAAAGATCTGATGACAGACTTCACCGAAATGAACAAGCGTGATGCGTACAATCACCTCGTTCGTGTCTACGGCGACGATAAAGATATGATCGAACGCGGTATGAAGCAGTGGAACGAAGCCAACCCAAACACCAAAGGTCGTTCTGCAGAAAAGTCAGCAGAAAAGAACTAAGCATGGCTGAACGTCCTATGTGGCTTCGTCGGGCAATGGACCCGTCTACACCAACAACCTATGCAAACGAGACAGTTCGTACTGTCAGCTTCGAACAAGACGGTGTAGAATACATTGCTCCGACCATCCGTCGCGAAAAAGAAGGTTTGAGCAAGCTATCTGAAGAAGAGGCTATCGAAGTAGCTATGCGTCGTGGTGACGCTATTCCTGTACCAAAGGGAATGACAGGCACAGAATTTTCAAAAGAACTGAGCATACTCATTGGACAAGCAAGGAAACATCGTGGAAGAAAAGCAAACGGCTCCAAAGAAACGAGCCGGTAGACCCCCCAAAGACCCCAACGCACCAAAAGCAACGTACCAGCTATCCACCGCTGAACGTGCTCGTCGTGCTGCACAGAAAAGATTACGGACTGCAAAGAAGAAAGCCGCGCAGTCAACAAAGAAAGCTGAAGACCAGAGAAGTTACGCCCGTGAACTGGAGAAGACAATTGGAAAAGTCGAAAAGGCAATCTCTGGAAAGGGAAGCGCAGTTGTCGACATGGGAGATCTCTCCGTTCTACCCGGACCCATTTCAGAACTCGTTGGAGATTCTGAGGTTGTCTTTCAACCGAACGAAGGCCCTCAAGAGGAGTTTCTTTCGGCAGGCGAACAAGACGTGCTCTACGGCGGAGCCGCTGGTGGTGGCAAGTCGTTTGCTCTACTTGCTGATCCCTTACGTTATTGTCACAATCCCAATCATCGAGGTCTTCTTCTCCGGCGCACACTCGACGAACTAACCGAACTCATCGATAAGTCACGCCAACTTTATGTAAAGGCGTTTCCCGGAGCCAAGTTCCGCGAATCAAAATCTACGTGGGTGTTCCCGTCTGGGGCAACCATCTGGTTTACCTATCTCGACAGAGACAAGGACGTTACCCGTTTTCAAGGACAGGCGTTCAACTGGATAGGCATAGACGAAATAACTCAATACCCAACACCGTACGTCTGGGACTACCTACGTTCCCGCTTACGCTCTACCGATCCCGAATTACAAAAGAATCTATATATGCGTTGTACAGCCAACCCCGGCGGTGTCGGCGGATGGTGGGTAAAAAAGATGTACATCGATTCTCGTACAGAGAACGAAGCCTTTCCTGCATACGACATAGATACGATGAAGCCGTTTGTGTGGCCTGCTGGTCACGAAAAGGCAGGTCAGCCGTTGTTCTACCGCAAGTTCGTACCGGCACGGTTGACAGATAATCCCCACCTCATGGCAGACGGTCAATACGAAGCCATGTTGAGATCGCTCCCAGAAGTCGAGCGGAAGAGGCTTCTCGATGGGGATTGGGATGTGGCAGAGGGAGCGGCCTTCCCTGAATTCTCACGGAGTAGACACGTTGTCGAACCTTTCGATTTACCTACCAATTGGCCTCGCATTAGAGCGGCGGACTACGGCTACGCCAGCCCGTCGTGCGTTCTTTGGGGGGCTATTGACTGGGATAATAATATCTGGGTTTATCGTGAATTGTATGCAAAACACTTGACAGCAGAGCAATTAGCTGATAAAATACTAGAAGCAGAGCAATTTGATCCCCTACCTCATTACACGGTCCTCGATGCTTCCTGCTGGAATAAGACAGGCTTTGGGCCGTCTATTGCGGAAGTTATGATGCGGCAAGGCGTTCGTTGGACTCCTTCAGACCGCAACCGCATTCAAGGAAAGATGGAAGTTCACCGCCGTTTGGGTGACGATCCTTACACACAGGAACCACGTCTTCGCATATTCTCTACTTGCCAACACATCATAAAGCAAATGGCAGGTATCCCGCTTTCAAAAACCAACAGCGAAGACGTGGACACTAAAGCGGAAGATCACGCATACGATGCGCTTCGTTATATGGTAATGACCCGTATGTCAGGCTACGCATCTATACACCAACAACTAGGCGCAATCAAGAACCACGTCTATAAGGTTCAAGATGAAGTATTTGGATACTAAGCAATGGCAGGTAAAGCAGTAGACTTAAAAGGCGTAGCGTTCGACCCGCGTAAAACTACGCTTGGAGAATTTCTGCAGCTTTATGTTGAAGAAGGTAGAAAGAAGGGGGGTAAGCTAAAGGGCTGGGGCAATAAAGTTCGTAACAATCCAGTTTTTAGTAAGTATCTTAACGAGCCTATAATTTCTATTTTTGATGTTGGAGCAGAAGTCTCTGATGCAGCAGGTAACCTTCTTGCAGATGCACAAAATGCAGAAACAACTACTGGCGGAAAGTCTTCTCTTCAGTCAGAAATACGAAACATTGAAGATAACGTATTCCCAAAAATAAAAGCTATTGCTGCAAAAGAAAAGTTTGACATAGGTGATTTTGATACCTTGTCAGATAAAGTAGAACGACTTAAAACTCGCGGTAATCGCGTCACAAACAGATATCAGTTTAACCCTACTAAACTAGGTGACCTGCAAGAAGCTTTAGTTGAGCATGTAAAAAATAATCCAGCAGATAGACCAATTGCTAATGCTATTCTTTTGAACTTAGAAACGGCGTCTCGTCCTAGCTTGATGACTGGGCTTTTGTTTACAGACCATCAAGAAAATCAAGTTACCCCTGCAGCACAGTTGCAAGGCGTAAAAGGGTCTGATGGTTTGTTTATAGAGCCTAGCAGACAAGGTGCTAAAGATAGCACTAAGTCTGAACGTCCGTATAGATCACCTCTTTCTAAAAGAGCCGTAGCTATTATACAGGATCAAAACCAGTATAATAGGACTCAACCGTGGGCAAACAGAGCAGACCCTAATCAAGTTTTTCAAATAGAAGCACTAGATAAAAACGGTAAAAAAATAGTACGTCCTATAATCAGTAAGGATGTAACAGACGTATTAAAACAACTTGACGTTCCCGGACTTGTTTTGGAGTTTAGTCCAACAGGCGGATTAGTTGAAAGTAATAAAAAAATAACAGCACAGGACTTGCGTAAACTAGGTATTCAAAACATGAATACAATAGGCATTCCAGCTAAAAATCAAGCGATGCTTCTTTCTCGTGATATCGGTGATATTGCTGCACAAGATATCTATATACCGGGAGCAATTTTTTCAAATCCTGCTGTTGACGATATTAACAAACACAGCAACTTTATGCTGGGCTTGCTAACTCAAAAACTTTCCGGTGGTACAGAAGCTGTACAAGCAGGAAAAGTTCTTTCTCCTAGTACCTTTATATTTGACGGACTAGATACTCCTACTTTTGAAGTATACGATGAAGCCCAAGTTGCAGACGTACCTATAAGAAAGCCGTCTATACCGAAGCCCACTCCCGTTGAAATAGACAAGCCTGATCCTATCAAAGAACAGGTTGCAAAGCTCGAAGCCCAAGATGTACCTGATGGTCCTCCTAGTCGGGACGCTTTAGAATATACAGAGGCTGAAAAAGCACAGCTAAAAGCACGCGGGTGGAAACTTCCTACAGCAATAACCGCAATCACAGCCGGAAGTATAGCAACCAGTTCAGACTCTGCAAAAGCAGCATCAGAAGTAGCACGTGATATTGCTTTGGATACAGCAGCAGAGCAGGCTGGAAAATTAATTGTAAAAAGAGGACTTTCAAGGTTCATTCCGGGGGCTGATCTTGTTATACCAAGTGCCAACATGGGTATGCAAACACTACAAGAGGGTGACCAACCGGCTACCCAAGAAGAATTAGATACGGCACGTATACAAGCTGCTCAGGCCGTAAAAGAAAGAGATGCAGCAAGAATACAAGAAAGTGCGATTCCCTCGCAATATCCAAACACGGATAACTTTCTAAATATGCAACCTTAAATAATGGGAGAATAACCATGAACCTCAACATGGGTGAAGCGTACATCATGGGTGCCGACAAGACATCTGTAGAAGATCAGATGGGTGCAGCCAAGCTATACCGCGAAGGTTTGGAATTCGATACTAAGGCAAAACAAGGTGTACTCACCGAAGATATGCCAAAGAAGATGACCAAAGCTGCTGTTGATCCTTCAGTTATGAAGATGGCTGAAGAACGCGACTACTAAGGAATAGATATGTCCGAAGATTATCTCCAGCCTGACGATGATACACCAGTACCGGTAATAGATCCTTCGGGAGAAATGCCGGGTTTGGCTGGTTACGTACGTGCTCGTTTTGAAGATGCAGAGAACGGAAGATACTCGTACGAGCAACGCTGGCTACAAGCGTACAAGAACTTTAGAGGCATCTACGATTCTACAACAAAGTATCGTGACACAGAACGGTCGAAGGTATTCATCAAGATTACCAAAACCAAAGTTCTTGCTGCGTACGGTCAGATTGTAGATATCCTGTTTGCCAACAAGAAGTTTCCGCTTGTTGTCGAATCTAGCCCGATGCCAGAAGGTATCGTGGAGTTTGCTCACATGGCGACTCCGCTCGATCAAACGCAGCAGCAAGATCCGTACGGCTACGAAGGAGATGGTCGAGACTTACCACCGGGGGCTAGAGAAGCCTCTGCACCGAATATGGGTGCGTACGGCGAAGAGTTCGGAGATGCTCTCGTTCCCGGAAAAGCAAAGGTCGGAGAACCACAAGTCGAACCTGCAAAAGAACAGGCTCGTCGGATGGAGAAATGTATCCACGACCAACTTCTCGACACGAACGCTGTCAACGTATTCCGTAAAGCAATCTTCGAAGCAGCTTTGTTGGGTACAGGCGTAGTCAAGGGACCGTTTAACTTTTACAAACGAGTTCACAAGTGGGAAAGAGACGAAGAAGGAAACCGAAGCTACAACCCCTATGAAAAGGTCGTGCCTCGCATCGAGTCGGTTTCGATCTGGGACTTGTTCCCTGATCCATCTGGTACGACAATGGAAGACTGTGAATACGTTATCCAACGTCACCGCATGAATCGTCAACAGCTTCGTGGCCTAATTCATCGTCCTCATTTCGATGCTCTTGCAATTGAAGAATCTCTTGCAAAGGGACCAAACTACGAAGACAAGTATTACGAAGACACCATCAGGGAAGATGAAACTGAGCCGTACTATCAAGCAAACAGATTCGAAGTTTTAGAGTACTGGGGTACACTCGATGCTCAGATGGCTAAAGAAGCTGGCATGGATGGCGCAGAAGAGTTGAGTGAATTTGATCAGGTTCAGGTTAACGTCTGGGTTTGTGGTACACAGATCATTCGCTGCGTCTTAAATCCCTTCACACCTGCACGAATTCCATTCCAGACATTTCCATTCGAAATCAACCCGTATCAAATCTGGGGTGTTGGCGTAGCGGAAAACATGGAAGATGCCCAGTTACTGATGAACGGTCACGTTCGGATGGCAATCGATAACCTCGCTCTGGCTGGCAACTTGGTATTCGACGTGGATGAAGCCAGCTTGGTTCCCGGTCAAAACATGGATATTTTCCCCGGAAAGATATTCCGTCGTCAATCCGGTGTTACCGGAACAGCCATCAACGGACTCAAGTTTCCAAACACGGCTGGTGAAAACATCCAGATGTATCAGATCAGTCGTCAGCTTGCTGATGAGGAGACGGGTATACCGTCAATTATGCACGGTCAGACCGGTGTAACCGGAACAGGGCGTACAGCAGCAGGTCTGTCGATGCTGATGGGTTCTGCAGGTCTTGCAATGAAGACCGTAATTAAAAACATCGATGACAACCTACTCAAGCCGTTGGGTGAAGCATACTTTCAGTGGAATATGCAATTCAACGACAAGGTAGATGATATCGAAGGCGATTTAGAAATTAAACCACGTGGCGTAGCCGCTGTGATGCAAAAAGAAGTACGCAGCCAGCGTTTAACCGCACTTCTTCAAACCGTAGCCAACCCGATGCTTGCACCGTTTATCAAGATACCAAACTTGATGAAGGAACTGGCTATCTCGCAAGATATCGACCCTGATAGCCTTGTCAACGACCAAAACGAAGCGCAAATTTACGCTCAGATGTTACAAGGGATGATGCAAAATGCTCAACAAGCCGCAAGCGCAGATGCTGGCCCCGCTGCTCAACAGCAAGGAATGGCCCCTAATGGAGGAGTACCTCAAGGAGTACAGGGAAATGATGATTCGGGGCGTGGTAATGGCACAATCGGAGTCGGAACTGCGCCAAGTGCAGGGGAAGCTGGGTTTAGTGGAAATGCTCCTCAAGTTGAAGGATAGCTACCAAGAGGTAATAAAGAATGGCAACTAATATCAACCTACCAACTATAAATATTGGCGGCACATCTACCACAGGTGCTGGTGATCCAACCCGACCATTCTATAGCCCCGATGTCATTACGCCGGAACAGTATTTTGCAGGACCCGTAGATTTTTATAGACAAACTCTAGGTACGGGGATTGACGTAACTGATCCGACAGACGAGCAGGACAAAGAAGAAATAGCTGAAGATACTAGCCCAAACATCTTCGAGCCAATTGGCGGTGTTCAGCCTGAAAACATTCTCCAACAAAGCTTTGGTGGAACGTACAATCCTTCAGAAAAAAACTTCTCATACGGGGTACAGGACGTAAACGACGACGTTATTGGCGAACTGACCGGTGTGAATTTTTCAGACATGACTCCTAGCGGAATCAACGCAGGTTTTGATGCTGCTACGACCGCTCTTACAGATTCGCAACGAACATCTCTAGGTTCCTTCGCCACATCTAAAGCAGAAGTAGAAAAAAGTTTAGGCTTCGGTAGCATGATCGAAGGTGCCTTTAAGTCTTTGCAGGGAACTGCAAAACAGATAGACACGGCGATGAAGTCCGGTAACCTCTCTACTCAAATAGACGCAATGCTAGGTGCGCCTACCGCAGCAAAGCCTTATGGTACAGGAGTTAGCGCGGTTGGTTTGCCGGGTGCGATGACACCTATGGTAGGTAGCTTGTTTTCGGGTCTTGCAGCAGGTTTTGGTGCCTTAAATCGCTCCCAACAAGCCCAGAATGCAGCAGCGTACAAGGCAACCGGCGGAACGGGCGGTGCCCTGATGTCAATGAATGGTATGTCCGTCAGTCGCGCACCGGGAAGCTTTCAATATGGCGGTGTTTTACCCAGCGGCTGGTCTACGAAAAACATACAGGCATTCGAAGCGGCAGTCAACGGATATATCCCCGGAACGTTGACAGAAGAAGTATATAATAAAGAAAAAGGAATCTACGAAAAGAATTGGCAACGGGATCTAATTACTGGTGAAGATATCTTAAACAGCAAGGGCACGTTCAACCAAAACGGCTACTGGACAGACGTTACGGGTCAAACGTACGGCGGAACCATTGCTAAACAGACTGATTCTTACGCAGATGCTTTGAATGCAACTATAACAGGAAGCATAACAACGGCAGGCGGAACAGTAGACGCAAGTACCATTAGTTTGACCAAAGCAGAAATTCTAGGTATCGCAAAACAAACGCAGGCTGCAACTACGTGGAGTTTTGCTAAAGGTACTCATCTTCCAGCAGGAGTTCCTACGTTTCAGGATAGAGTTCAGGCTGCAGTAAAAGACAAGATTGAATCCGCGTATGGCGAGGGTGCTCTAAGTGCAGGTGGAGACGATAGCGGTCAGCCAGACTTCTCTGGCGTAGCTTCAACCAGCCCAACTGCAGACTACAGTTATTCGCGGGATTACTACGGCGAAGAAATGGATGGGTCGGACAACAATAACGACAACACCAACGACGGTCCGGGGGATAGTGGAAGCAATAATCAAGGCAGCGGCGGTGACTCAGGACAAGATCCCGGTGCAGCCGCAGTAGGTGATGACGCTGCAATGGGCGGACGTATCGGTTACGCCCCCGGCGGCGAAGCAGGCTTTGCCCAGCGTCCTGAGTTCGTCGGTGGTAACCAGACCCAGCCCGATGGCGTTAGCGTAGCAGACGATCAACCCCGCGACGTACAAGAGGGTACGTTTGTAATCAACGCTGCAGCAGCCGACTTTGCTGGTCGCGGCGACATCGAAAAGATGCTTCGGGATGCCTATAAAAAGGTAGGCGACACTGGTCAGTCAGGTGTTAGCCAAGAGGTTGCTATCAACGTGTCGAAGGGTGAAGTTATGATCCCGCCGCACATTGCAAAAGTAATTGGATATGATCGCCTAAACAAGATTAACAATCGTGGAAAGAAAGAGATTGCCCGTCGGCAAGAGGCCGCAGGGGGTGGCTTCATCGATAGAAAAAAGTTCGCAGCGGGTGACTTAGTTCTCCCAAAGTCAAAACCAAAGCGAGTAAATCAAGCAGCTTTGGGTGACGTAGAATTACGAGCCGACATGGAAGAGTTTATACAGACTGATCCTTTAGCTAGGCTGGGATGGAACCTATATGAAAAGGGTGACTTGGACATCAAAGCTATCGTACTTCCATCTAAAAAAGAAGTACAAGTCAATGTCGCAGGAGTTTACACACCTCGCAGCGAACGTAGAGATCCGGGACGTGTATCTAGACAGTTCGAAGGTTTTGCAGAAAAGCAAGGTATAACCAAACAAAACAGGAAGGTAGCTGGAGTTCATTACATTACAGGTGAAAACGTAAACTACGGAAGATCCGATGCAACATTAACCCTGTTGCACGAATTACGCCACCATGCAATGCGCCATCTAAATAAAAAATACAAAATTCCACTTCCCGAATTGTCCCGCGAAGAGGCAATATTTGATGCCCAAGATCACGCAAACAGGATTCAAGCCAGAAAAGTAAAACCTTCAATACCAAGAGAAGCTAAAGAAAAGAATTTAGAAATTACGCAGAGACACATGTACATGTCGCCTAGCGCAAACAAAGAAATGGCTATGTATCAATCCGTAGCAGAAGAAGTTCTAAAAGACCGCAAAGTTCCGCCTAGAACCAAGTCAAAAGAAGTAGAAGGCTTCTTTACTAGAGCGATGAGACTCTTAGGTCTATAGAAGATTCGCTGGCTACCCGCAATCATGCGGCCCCAGCACAACCGAAGCGGCTACCTACAAGCCAAAGTAGCCCCGCTAACATGAGGTAATAAAATGGCAAAAGCAAGAGGCCACCGTGCCAACAAAGCTAACGATTCATTCGGAACCGTTAACAACGACAGTCTTTACAAAGGAAAATATCGTGAAGATGTTTACGTAGACGATGACGATGAAAACGTAGAAGCCCAGAGTGAAGCTGACCCCGCAGAGATCGAAGCGGCTACTCAGCAAGGCGAAGCCGGAGACAGTTTTGCACAAGCAAAGCAAAAAGAAGAGCCGGAAGAATCTCACGATTACAAGAAACGTTACGACGACCTGAAACGTCACTACGACGCAAAGGTCAACGAATTCAAACAGGAAATTGGCGAACTTAAATCTGCAGTACGTTCCAATGACGTTGAAATGCCTAGAGGTATTCCAATGCCAAAAACAATGGAAGAGTTGCAAACCTTTAAGGATCAGTATCCTGACATCTTCGAAGTCGTACAAACTGTTTCTGCGATGCAAGCACAATCTCAACTTTCACAACTGCAAGAAGAGATTGGCGTTATCAAAGAACGGGAAAAGAACTTGGAGAAGCAAAAAGCATACGCCGAACTTCTTCACTTGCACCCAGACTTTGATGAATTAAAAGGTAGCGCAGAGTTCTTGGAATGGTTAGACGAACAGCCAGAATCTCTAAGTGATGGCATCTACAAGAACAATACCAATGCTCGTTTAGCGGCACGTGTTATTGATCTCTACAAGGCTGATAAAAACATCAGCACAAAACCAAAGCAGACTCGATCTAAGCGAGACGATGCAGCAGCGTCTGTAACTCGTCAAGCACCCAAAGAAATCGTTACAAAAGATAGCGGTGGGAAGATCTGGAAAGCTTCACAAATCGCCAAGATGAAAGCGCACGAGTTCGAAAAGCTGGAAAGCGAATTGGACGCAGCACGGTCTGAAGGGCGAATCGACTTCAACTCTTAGAATAAACCTCAAAATGGAAGGAAAAGCAGATGGCTTTTAATCGCGCTGCAGGTTACAATAACTTGCCTTCCGGTAACTTTACACCGGAAATCTTTAGCCAAAAAGTCCTCAAATTTTTCCGTCGCGCTTCGGTTGCTGAAGACATCACGAATACCGATTACGCGGGGGAAATTGAGAACTTTGGAGATACAGTACGTATCATTAAAGAACCTACAATCACAGTAAGTGCCTACTCACGTGGCTCTGTGGTTAACCCACAAGACTTGGCTGACGACCAGACAACAATGGTTGTTGACCAAGCAAACGCATTTGCGTTCAAAATCGATGACATCGAAGAGCGTCAGTCTCATGTTAACTTTGAGGCACTGGCTACTTCTTCAGGTGCATACTCTTTGAAGCGCAAGTACGACTTCAACATCCTGCAAGCAATTGCTGACGGTGCTGGCATTGCCGGTGCTGATGACGCATCACTTGCTGGTGGCTTGACTTCAACCAACACTGCTCTGGGTACTGCCGGTACTCCAATTGCAGTTCACACTGCTCCAGACAACGCTGTCAACCTGATGCTCGAAATGGCAAAAGAACTTGACGAGCAGTCTGTTCCAGAAGAGAACCGTTGGTTCGTTGCTTCTCCTGCTTTCTACGCCAAGCTGTTCTCAGCCGGTGCAAAGTTTGCAGAAGTTCAGGTAACTGGTGACGGCACTTCACCTCTGCGTAACGGTCTTGTTATGCAGGGCAACATTGCTGGCTTCCGTTGCTACAAGTCTACCGCTCTGGTAACTGGTGGAACTGACGCAGTTAGCATCAGTGGTGTTACTGCTGCTGCAGGTGAATCTGTTTGCTTGGCTGGTCACATGTCAGCCGTTGCAACTGCATCTCACATTGCAAAAACCGAAGTAGTTCGGTCAACTGAAACCTTCTCCGACATCGTTCGTGGTCTTCATGTGTTTGGACGTAAAGTCCTTCGCCCAGAAGCACTCGTTCGCGGTGTTGTAGATACTGTTGCTTAAAGGGAGAACTAGATAATGGCTACTTACTCTATTACTGGTGTCGGAACTACCGGCTTCCCAGCAAGCGGACCAAACGTACGTGTAGTTGCAGAAGTTGTTGATTTTAGCTCAACGACTAACGCTGCTGCTGACGTGTTTGAAGTAATCAGTGTTCCTGCGAACACAGTCGTCTTGGCTGCAGGTATCAATGTTGTAACAGCAGACTCTGCTGGCAACTCTGGTACTCTCGCTCTTGGTGACGCTACGGATGCTGACCGCTTTGTTGCTGCTTCGACTCCTGCAGCGGCTGGTCAGGAAACTCCTATCTTTGCCTCGACTGCACCTAAGATGTACTCTGCTGCAGACACAATTGACCTAACTGTCGCAACTGGCGCAATTAACGCCGTTGTTCGTGTATGGGCAATTTTTGCTGATTGTACTGGCGGTGTAGAAACTGCACAGACAGTTACCTTCTCATAATCTACCGTCGGGGGGCAGGGCAACTTGCCCCCTTGACACCTATTTTAATTTATGTTATAAGCAATAACCTTTGCCGGGGATAAATACACTATGGCAGCTAAAAAGTCAAAAAGTCCTACACCTAAGAACAAAGCTCTATATGCAAAAGTAAAAGCCGAAGCTAAACGTAAGTTTGACGTTTACCCAAGCGCATACGCAAATGCTTGGTTGGTCAAGACATACAAGAAGCGTGGCGGGACGTACGCCTAATGGCTAAACCAAAAGGCGGCTTAACTAAATGGTTCAAGGAAGACTGGCGAGACGTAAAGACCGGCAAGAAGTGCGGTCGTTCTGGTTCAGAGAAAAAGAAACGTCCCTATCCAGCTTGTAGACCTGCCAAAGTCGCTAGTCGTATAACCAAGAAAGAAGCGGCTAAGAAGACAGGACCAAGCAAAGTAAAATGGTCTGTTACAGCTTCAGGTAAGAAAAGGAAAAAAACTAGTGCCACCAAGAAAGCCTAGAAAACCTGACAACATGCCAGCCCGTAACAAAAAGAACTTCCGTCCTACGAAGTCTGGGGCAGGTATGACAGCGGCTGGTGTAAAAGCATATCGTAAAGCAAATCCCGGCAGTAAGCTGAAGACTGCTGTTACCGGAAAGGTAAAGCCGGGAAGTGCTGCAGCTAAACGTCGCAAGTCCTATTGTGCGCGGTCTGCTGGGCAGATGAAGAAGTTTCCTGCAGCAGCAAAAGACCCGAACAGTCGTTTGCGTCAAGCACGAAAGAGATGGAAATGTTAGCAGCCCTAATCGGACCAATCTCAAACCTAGCCGGAACGTGGCTAGAAGGTAAGGTCGAAAAGACTAAAGCCGAAACCGGTGCGAAGGTAGCCAAAGCAAAAGCTGAAGCTGTCATCATGGAAAAGAAAGCTACCGGTGAAATCGACTGGGACTTGAAAATGGCAGATGCCTCTGCGTCTAGCTGGAAAGACGAGTGGTTAACAATTTTGTTTTCGGTGCCCCTGATTTTAGCTTTTTGTGGTGATTGGGGTAGACAAATTGTTACGGAAGGTTTCACAGCCCTAGAAGCTATGCCGTCTTATTATCAATATACTTTGGGCACAATTGTAGCTGCCAGCTTCGGAACACGTAGCGCAGCAAAGTTCTTCGGTAAAAAGTAATGGCTGCACAAAAGATACTTGAATGGCAAATACTTCCCAGATTTATGATGCTCGTAATGACGCTAATGAGTTGGCGTGTAGTCGAATGGTTCATGTCCTTACCAGAACCCAGTGCAGCACAGGCTGGTTTAGTATCTGTTGTAACTGGCGCAATGACCGGAGCCTTCGCGGTGTGGATGAACCACGAAGGTAAGAATCCCGGAACATCTAATCATCGGATCACGGAGACACGGAAATGAACGAACGGGGTAAAGTAGGTTTAGATAAGTTTCGGGCTGGCATAGGTAGTAACACAGTAAAGAAAGATTTACCCTATAAGGATGTTCCGAAGTACAAACGTGAAACAAAATCAAAATATGCAACAGCAGAAGGCTCCTTTCCGGTAGGAAAAGCTACTGTTACGTTAGGCGGAAACTATAGCGAAACCAATGAACGAGAATCCCTTCCCGGTAACAAGGTTGGTATTCCAGACAATCTTAACAAGATGATTCAGAAAACTATATCAGGCGGTCTGGGATATCAGGTATCTCCCGACTTAAAAGTTAGTGGATTTATTGACAGGTCTAAATTCAAAGGCGGACCAAAAGCAAGTAACCGCTACACAGTTCAGCTATCTGGTAAAATGTTAGGTGGTAACTTTGTAGGTTCTATTTCTGGCAGCGAAGGAGAAAAGGTTGGTCAGTTCCAGCTTCGCGTTCCTTTTGCAAACGGGGGTATAGTCAGACCACGCGGTAGAAAAGCAGATTACTGATGATATGGTCTTTATTACTTACAGCATGTATGCAAGCTACCTGTGCAGAACAAAGTATACAGTGGTTTGAAGAAAAACAGCAGTGCATCGAATTTAAAATACTTCACGAAGAATTACCACAAGACGGACATTGGAATATAGTTAAATACGAATGTGTTTTAGTTAACGGAGTGCAAACTTAAATGTCTATGTTTAAGATGGAAAATACTGAAGGTTATCCTAAAGTAAAAACATACACAGAGTCAGAAATCATGTCTGCTGTTAAAGCGTACGTTAGTACGTGGCCCTTAGAGAAGGTTATAGAGCATGTTACTGCCAGTGTATACGAAGAGTTTATGGACAGAAGTAAACCTAGAGTACGTATAGACACTCTCGTTGCAAAC